CATCAAGACCTACTTACACTGCTGAGGAAATTGTATTAGATCACATTAACGTACAAAGAAAAATCAAAGGAAAAGTAACATGGTCCGATGTAACAGTTGAGTTGTATGACCCAGTTGTACCATCAGCTGCACAAGCGGTTATGGAGTGGGTGAGATTACACCACGAATCAGTAACCGGTAGAGCAGGATATTCAGACTTCTATAAAAAAGACGTAACTTTTAACATGTTAGGTCCAGTAGGTGATAAAGTAGAAGAGTGGACGTTGAAGGGAGCTTACATTGGTGAAGCAAACTTTGGTGAAATGGATTGGTCAACACAAGATCCAATGATGATTTCATTAACATTGAAATACGACTACGCAATATTACAATTCTAAACATAATTGTACTCATGCAAACGAACCCAATTATGTTAAGATAGAAAAAGATGCCCTATTTTTAGGGCATTTTTTGTTTACGTACATATGTATATATAGAACAATAACAATCAAGGAGAAAAAGTTATGACGCAAGAGCATCTAACAGATGAAGAATTGAAACAGAAATTAGTAGCAGATTCAATTCAATCGGAACAATATCAATTTCCAACAGAAACAATTGATCTTCCAAGTAAAGGACACTTTTATGATCCAGATTCACCTTTAGCAGCTGGTACAATAGAAATGAAATACCCAACAGCTAAAGAAGAAGATATTCTTACATCACAAAACCTTATTAAAAACGGTACAGTGATTGATAAATTTATCAAATCATGTCTTGTAACAAAAATAAATTACAATGACTTGTTAATTGGTGATAAAAACGCATTGATGGTAGCAGCTCGTATACTAGCTTATGGAGCAAAATATGAAGTTAACGTTACATGCCCTGAATGTGGTAATAAAAGCAAAGAAGTAATAAATTTATCTGAATGTGACGATAAAGAAATAGATTTTGCAGCGTATCCAAAAGGAACAACAGTATTCGAGATGACATTACCAGCATCAAAACGTAAAATTACTTACCAATTGATGACTCATGGTCTTGAGGAAAAAGTTGAAGAAGAAATGAAACGTTTCAAAAAGAAAAATAAAAGATCAGGTGTTGATTCAGATCTTACTACTAGAATGAAACAAGTAATCATATCTGTTGATGGTAACGATGATTTCAATCATGTATCAAATTTTGTAGACAACGAGTTTTTATCTAGAGATTCACAAGCATTTAGAGCTCAGATTAAAAGCCACACTCCAGACGTTGAAATGACGTTTGAGTTTGAGTGTGAAAAATGTGGATATGAGGAGGTGTCGGATTTCCCGATCACCGCCGGGTTTTTTTACCCTGACTCCCGAATATCGTAAAGCTCTATTCAAAAATATATTCAATCTAGTTTATTATGGTAAAGGTTTTACACATAATGAAGTGTATAACATGCCAATATGGATGCGTCGTAATTACTTGAATCTAATTCAAGAAGAACGAAAAGCTCAACAAAAAGTTGATGAAGAACATATGAATCAAAGTAGACAGTTTTCAAAATCTCAACAAAAAATGGCAAGGCCAGATATAAAATCACCGAACAACATAGTTGTTAAACCTAAGTTCAACAAACGGTAAAATTGTAGCTCCTCGATATTTATATATGGACGGAGAATACAATGGCTAAAAGTGCATTCAAATCAGCAATAGCAGATACTAAGATGTTTGCAAAAAACGCAGCATCTGCGGGTAGAACTGTAAAACAAAATGTTGGAAAAGCAATGTCCAACGTTGCAAATACAGCTAACGATCTTGCTGGTGCTCTAGGAGAAGCTGGTGCAAGAGCTAGTGCTTTAGGTGCTATAATGGTTGGTGCTTTTACTAATCCATTGAAAGCAGCTGTAGGACTACTAGCACTCACAGTAAAGTTTATGTCGGAAGCATCAGAGGTTGCGCAATCTGCAGCACGAGCCACCGGTCTTCAAGGAAAAAATTTAGCAGAAGCAA